CTATCGTTTCGGCGAGAAGGCCAAGAGGTTTACCCCGGGCTTTCTTTTCGTTTACTTTAGATGCTGGATCTGATTCTTCAAAGAGGTCGGCAAGACATGATGATATGGTACTATTACATATCTCTTCCGTTACATTCGAGGGAAATTCCTGTCCTTTGCACGTAAATAATGCTTTAAGACATTGTTCGCCTGTTGAGGCTCCTCGAATTGTTAACATAAGTTCCTCCATTACTATGCTCTTGGTATAAATTTCTTTGCAGTATTTCGCATTGAAACCGAGGACATATTGGTGAAATGAACTTACAGTTCCACTAATTCTCTCTCCGAAATTCCAGGATCGATCCAGCTCATTATAAAGTATAGGAATAAGTTGGTAAAATCGTTTAATGTTAACTACAGCAGAAATCGGGAAGGGGGTAATTTCCACGCCCTTATAAAAGATACGTTTGGCAAACTCAAAGAAGCTTTGACTCTCGTAAGTTTTATGAAGAGCAATGTTTACGCCTAATTGTTTGATTTTCAGTTTATATAAATTAGCTAGTTTTGAGTCTCCGAAAAGGATATCATCACCAAGTAGAAAATATTTGCTGGTTGATCATTCAATTCCTAACTCCTCACAGCAGCTGAAAACCAATGCATGATGGGCTAAAGCAAAGCTCGCCCAGGATGTATAAGCTCCCATAGGTGTACCTACTGCATAAAATAAAGAAGTTTTAGTTCCCTTGTAGTTTAAATCAAACGGAATACCCACCATTATATACTCTCACGCGGCTAGGAAAGTTGCCGGGAAAATTGGTGCAAGAATACCTTTAATAAATTGAATTGGAAAACGATCAGTAGCAGAACTTAAATCTACCGAAGAGAATTCAGTCCAATCTTTAATAGTTTCTTTGAATTTTCCTTGTTTCATAGTACAGTCTTGAGGGATTTTCTCTAATACTTTGTAGAGTCAACGATGGAAGTTGTGAAGAGCAGTCTGGCTGAAATAATCCAGTATTGCTACGACACGATACTTACCTTCTTTGTCTGCGAAGTAAGAGAGTTTCCTTAAAGTTTTACTCTGATAACGAGGATATGATCGAATTAGGAATGCCATTTGTTCCAGTAAACCCCAGATTCTTTCAGTCAACAAAGGTCCACCTACTACACAGATTGCTCTAAGGAGTTTTATGTCCTGCGAGATTAAATATAAATCTGCTATAGAAGTGATCAATGCTTGACCGTTAGGTCCGGATTTACTTGTCATATGGTAATTCTGAAAGTAGATCATCTTAGGAACTCCCTTATTGATTAGATTAGAGTACTTTAATCTACGTCAGAATCTGTTCACTCAAGGACCTAGACACAAGTGCTCCGTCTTAGGGAGATCAGTTATGCTGTTGGTATCCAAGGAAAACTTACTCTTTAACGCCCTTGTGAAACTAAGTAACGTGGCTAGAAGACGAAGGGGTATTGTATCCCCTGACTCGAATAGTGACATCACTAGGTCGAACAATGGCGCGACGAGAATAGGAACTCCATCTTTTCTTAAAGGGACTCCTGCAACAATCTTTTCTGTGTGCTCACCAGCCAGTTTGATATACAGTGACTGTCTAGTAAGTTTCATTAGTTCGATGATACCACTAACGCCTCTACTTTCAAATCGAGAAATGATTATCGGTTTTACCTTCTGTAGTTCCTGCAGTAACCGACTTCTAGTAGCTTCGCTTTTCAGGAAGGTACTAGCAAGTCATCCTATCGTTTTAAAAGTAATACTAATAACCATCAGGACTTTATCCTTTTTGGTTCATCGTTTCCCTGAAAGGGATTCGGCGGATTTCAATAGTTTAGAGCCCCATGGGCTTTTAGTTTTATTTTTTAGCATAGGCAGTTATTGTGGGGATGCACGGGTAACCCGAAGATCATCGGAAGACTTCCTAGACCTAGGAGAGACCTACACAATTAAGGGTTTAACCCCTTAAGAGTGCGGGATCCTTCCCGGTTAACCGGGCACCCC